ACCAAGGGACGATTTATAATATTACTATACCATCTACAGGTAAGCAGATTAGATTTAGACAGTTTCTAGTAAAGGAGCAGAAGACTCTTTTAATTGCTCACCAATCTAATGATGAGATTGTGATGTATGACACTTTGAAAGAAGTTGTTAAGGGTTGTATTAAAGACCCTATTGATATAGACCGTCTTGCTCTATTTGATATTGAATATCTATTCATTAATATTAGATCAAAATCTGTTGGTGAAGTTGTTAATGTTGTGTTGCTTTGTCCTGACTGTGATGACCCCAAAGCCCGAGTACAGTATACAATAGACTTGGAAAATATAAAAATAGAAAAAAGTGAAAAACATATCAATAAAATTCATTTGTTTGATAATGTAGGTGTAGTAATGAAGTATCCTACTTTTAATACATTGAAATTGATCAAATCTAATGACATGCAAGACCCAAACGAAGCTATTAATGTGGTAATTAGCTGTATTGATTACATATATGATGCAGAAAATGTGTTTAAAAGTGAGGATTGCTCTAAAGAACAGTTGATTGAATTCATTGATAATTTAGATGAGTCCCAGATGAATTCAATGAAAGATTTTTTGAAGACAATGCCAAGACTATACACAGATATTGAATACACTTGCCCAGTATGTGGGAAGACGCACCAGAAGCGTCTGGAGGGACTGGCAAGTTTTTTCTAATATGTTTAGCGCATGAGACCTTATTTAACTATTATAAAATGAACTTTGCGCTAAAACAATACTACAATTACGATATTGATATGCTAGAGAATATGATCCCATTTGAAAGGGAAGTATATATTTCATTACTCCTTAACTTCTTAGAAGAAGAAAGAAAACGATTAGAAAGTAGGAAAAGATAATGGCAAAACAAGGCGCATTAGATTCTATCATAGCTGCCCAAAGAGAAAAGAATCCTAGCTTAAATGCTAGTAAGGAAAGCATTGAATCTGCACTATCTGGCAAGGATACAATATCAATTGCCGATTTTAAAAAGATTCTCGCCGGAGAAACACTAGAAGCGGCTCCAAAAGAGAGTGTTGCTGCTAGTAATGTTACCGAAATTGCGGATAATATAAAGGTAATAGCAGAGAACTCTGAGGTAGAAAAATCTGTAGCTAAGGACATGATAGAAGTACAAGAAAAGCTTGCACTTACTCCAGAAGAGAAGAAAGAACAGATAGAAGTAGCCAAAGAGCAAGTTGATGTGTTAAAAAGCATCGAGGAGAATACTAGAGCTACCACGGATTCAGCTCCGAAAGAGGAAAATAAACCAGAAGAATCTAAAGGTGGATTCCTTTCTGGTCTATTAGGATTTCTAGGTGGTGCACTATCTGGTGGCATTGCAGGATTATTTGCAGGTGGTGTTGCAGGAGCAGGCGGAGGTATTCTATCTGCGCTAGTAGGCGGAATAAAAACCTTTATTATTACAGCCTTTAAAGCACTGTTAAAGGGCGCGATCATAACAATGTTAGTTGGTGGTCTGATTAATGGTATACTAGATGGTTTAGAAGAATATAAGAAGTCTGGTAGTATAACAGAAGCTTTATGGGCAGGATTGGCAGGCTTTATAGAGTTTTTATCATTCGGTTTAATAGATAAAGAAGACCTTGATGCGTTTTCAGATTTGGTAAAAGAACAATGGGATTCTTTAAAGAAGACAATTTTAGATTGGATAGATTCTATGACTCCTGATTTTTTGAAAGAAAAGAAGACCGAATCTAGCACCGCCGTCAGTCCAGTCACTAGAATTACTGCCCATGACGGAGAGAAATTATCTGAACTTGATATAAGTCATACTAAATCTCTTGGAGATGGCAAGAAGGAAGATGTAAGAATTACTGGTAGTGAGACTAAAAATACAGCTGGTGAAAACATATTTGAAGTTAAAGTGAACGGAAAGGATTATAGAATAACTAAAGAAACTTATAATCTAGCTAAAGAAGCTGCCGATAGTGGAAATAAAGCCAGGGCAGTAAATATAATAGAAAAAAATCATGTGCAAGAAGACGCAGATATTAAAAAAGTAGATCCTGCAAAGCGTGTCGGTGATATCAAAATTAATGAAGATGCACAAATGAATTTTGATTCTAATGGTATGCCAATTAATTTAGGAACACCAGAACAGACTACTGCTGATGCTGTTATAAAACAAACTGAAGATAATTTAGCTAGTAAAGAAGCTTCCACTACTTCTTCTGCTCCAATTGTAGTAAATGCTCCGACTAGTAATACGGTAAGTTCTCATACAACATCCACTGCTCCATTAAGAGCTACAATGGATGGTCCTCGATTAACAGATACTTATAGTTTATTATACTAAAAAGAAAAGGCCCGAAAGGGCCTTAACTTATTTAGAACGGTGAAATGTTAATTTATATAAATAACTATATCAAACAAAAATGTCCTTCGCAGTACTGGTAATACTCAAGGACTCTAACGCTTAATAGGAGCATCAGCTATGTCTATTTATTCTCATTACATTTACGCTTACATCCGTTCCAAAGATTCTTCCACTGCTAAAGCTGGTACACCTTACTACATTGGCAAAGGAACCGGTAATAGAATGTACGCAGATCATGGTAATTTGCCTTTACCACACAATAAAGAATATATTATAATATTGGAGTCAAATCTTAGTGAATTGGGGGCTTTAGCTCTAGAGCGCAGATATATTAGATGGTATGGTAGAGTTGATTTAAATAATGGCATACTAAGAAATAAAACAGATGGTGGAGATGGTGTATGTGGTATACAGACTACCAAACATACAAAAGAGTGGAAGGAAACTGTAGGTAAGAAAAGAAGAGAAAATTTTACAAAAAGTATATTAGAAACTATATCTGATCCAAAATGGATAGAAGAGGTGGGGTCTGTAATATATAAAAAGAAAAGTGAAGAAATGAAAATATTATTTAATAATGAGCAATGGAAGAGCACTGTATATGCGGAAGGTAGGAAAAGATCAGCAGAAAGAGGTTCGGTTACAAAGAATACAAAAGAGTGGAAAGAAACTGTTGGTAATAAATCGTATAAAAAACTAGGAAATTATATTAAATCTCTATCTAATAGATTAATTGTAAATGAAATAAGAAAGTTGTTAAAGCTTCATAAAATAAAAATGACCAATAATAGAAACTGGTGGAAGAAACCAGATGAAGAATTACAATTAATGTATAATGACTTATTATTGAAATAAAAACCCCCTTTCGGGGGTTTTGTTTTTGTTAGAATGGAGCGTCGTCATCTGCTAACTGTTGAAAATACGAAAGCATATCCTCATCACTTTCAGCACCAGCTTGTGTAGGAGCCGGAGCTGACTTTGCTTCCCTAGGAGGCATTGTTGGTTGAGTTACCATTGATTCTGCACGAACAGGTGCAGCTCCAGCAGCTAGAACAGTACCGAGCTTGCGTTCCAATTCTGAATAACTCTTGAACTTTGAAGGATCAAGTAGTTCCGATAGCTTGTACTGCTTGTTGGCAATCTCTAGGATGGCTTCATCAGTTGATGCAATCGCTGACACAGATTCGAATTCGGAAGCGTCATAGTTGGGGAATCCATCAGCCTGCTTCATTCTGAGCTTGAAGTTAGCGCCTTCCCAATAGTCGAACACGTTGACTGGGGTTTCATCTTCAAAAGTCGGGCGAGCCTTATCCATAATCTTATCATAGATTTTCTTACCAAACTTGAATAGAAATACACCACCATTGTTTTCTGGATGCTTGGGATCATTTACCACATAGATGTTAGACACATAACTTAGCTTGCGCTTCTGTTTTCTGACAGTCGCACGAATTGGAGATGCATCATCTGTGGTAGAATTCCATAGAGTACTGTTATACGCACACATGGGACATGCCTTTGGTGTGCCAGACTCATCCATCAAACTAGTGAGACATTCTTCAATGAACCATCGACCAGTAGCATCAGACTTGAAACCATGGGAGAAGATTTTAACCCATGGTAGATCGTCACCTTCTACACGAGGCAAGAACCTAATAGTAGCAGTTGCATTACCAGCCTTGTCCTTTTCAGGCTTCCAGTATCGATTATCGACATAATTGGTATTAGTCTTTTCGAATTCCTTGGTAATCTTTGAGAAATCGTTGTTGCGGCTTGAACGTAGTTTACTTAAATCCATAATATGCTCCTTTAAAGTGTTGTATTGCGTAGTATTGTTTTATTTATATGTTTCAAAATCAGCCTTGTCATACTTTCTATAGTCCTTTTCATCGGGAAATGCGTTCATATCCATCTTTTTAGGACTCTTCTGCCTCTTCCGCTGACGCCTTTCAAACTTATCACCTGTCTGGCGTCTATAAGTCTTACCCATCTGTTCTCAGATCCTCCAAGAAATTTACATATGCATTAATAATTTTGCCTTTATCAAACTTTACAAATCCAGCGGACTTTCTTATCAATCTTATTTGATCTTCTACTAAAACATTATATACATTATCACACACATTTTCTATTGTGTCAAGTATAACTATGCTTTCTAAGGTTATAACTTTTTTAAGATATGCTTCAAAGATTTCTCCGCAATCCATAGTTTCTAATTTACTTAGACCATCTACAAATACCCTCGTGATTGATTGTTTGCGTTTGATATATTCCATGTACTGGATCATGCCATTATCGTAAGAGTCGTAAATGACATTAGGGTGCCCGTACATAAAATTGCTTGCAATATATTGTATATATTCTTTCTCGGAATTAAACTTTCTGGATAATGTCTCAAATATACCTTTATCATTCCTTTTTAGAAAGGATGAGTACGTTGCTTTTATTCTACCTTTGTTAACGAAGACATTATAAGAGTCGTTGGTAAAATGTAATTTGATAGCAAGGTAAAACTTATAAGCTAGATACCCATCCATATTACACGTCCAAAGTTGGTTGTCTTGGTAAATAGTTTAGATCGACATAGTCCTGTTCAAGCTTATTTTTCAATGATTTTGTAATCTTAGTAGCAATATCTGTAGGTTCCAACATATGATCCTCACAGTATTCCATAATTGCTTCTAGATATGATACCTCATTATTAATAGCATACGTTTCAATATACATTGAAAACTCTGTCGGAGTCTTAAATATTACCGATTCTGAGTTCTGTGAGTCTAAGGAGGTGGTCAATTCGCTCATATTCTTTATTCATTTCCTTATAAATCGCATTTTGTATATCATTATTTGTGTCATATTCTTCTATGTACACTTTAAAAAACTCTGAAATCTTTATCTTTGCTTCTCGGAGATCATATTTATAATCCACAAGGTCTCCAATAGAAGCAAAGTATATTTTCTTTTCAGTTATTTCTGGCAGGATGCCATATTTCATTTGCGGCGGCCGCATCCAGAACAGCCGGTATTGCCCATATCATATGCAGCCATGATATATGCGCCAACTTCAAGTGGGTCAAATACATAACCAGATGCCTGTAGAAATCCAATAAAATTCTCTGTAACTTCCATCCATGTCACTTCACTAGAAAATTCCATAGATACGGTCAAGCTTGGACATTCCTTTTCAAATCTAATCATGTCCATAGTGAGCTCCTAATCTTTATAAGTTTAATAAGCATTTCTTCATCTTCTCTTTCATATTCTTTCTCAATACGATCCATCTCTACCAACATGAAGTCTACTTTTTCTTTATCTTCTGGTTTAGTATCTGCTAGAATATTATCACGATCTCTAGCACAATAATCAGACCATCCAGAAATATCCATCGCGTCTTGTCTCTTATTATATACGTTCTTCCACCAATAGTAAAGCTCTAATGTGATTTTGGCGCATTCTCCTTGAGGTGTATCTCTTGTTAATAGATCATTAATTTCCCAGTTGAGATAGTCAATACCAGCTTCCGGACATCTCCAAGTTCTTGTTCTAAATGGTCCTAAAGCCCAGCCAGGTACCTTATACTTTTCTTTGTCCTCCTTATTTCCCCATACAACTTTCAGCCATGCCTTTTCTACTTCAACAAAATTTACCAATTCATCAAACAGACAATACATGATTCTTGTATCTACTTCATAAAATGCTCCACGAGGTAGGTTAGAAGTAAGCGCGTGTGATTTTGTAACGTATCTATTAATAATATAATACTTGAAATCATGTAGCTTGTCAAGCGGATAATTTACCCATTCTTGGGTTGTATTGAGTGCTTCTTCTACAAGCCAGTACCGAATGGGATGGACAGTCTTGGCAGTTCTTTCCCATTCTCTCCATCCTTCAGAAGAAGCAGACTCAGGTTTAGGTGTACCACGAAGAACATCAGCAAATTTAGTACAGTTCCAATAATCTCTCATATAGTCCATCCTCTGTCTGTGTACTTCTTAATTCTCTTCTCTACAATAGGCTGAGAATGTGCTGGGTTGATAACAAGCTTTTTACGAACAATACAATCGTACTGGTGGGGGCTAATATACAGCTTATCCCTCATAATATCATAATAAGGCATGCAGTGGATAAAGTCAAATCCTTTTCTGTATTCAGCAGTTTTAAATACTAGCTGAACACTATTAGTCAGAGTAACCGCCCAATCTGTAACGGCTTTAGTGCCATCACCTTTATAATCCACATCAGGATCCTTGAAGTATTTTGTAGTAATATCGGATATCCATGGTGATGGGATGATATTATAATACATATTTGACACATCTACCTTCACTTTCAACATATCAACAGAAAAATTGAAGAAAAGATCATAGTCATTAGGCTCTTCTACGTGGTAAAGGGATGTGATTGCACCTCCAGTAAGAATACAATTTTTACAATATGATTGGAGCTCCGGAGGCATGTTGTACAGTTTTTCCTGTACTTTACCTTGAATAATACCCTTTAATGACTTAATAACGTCATGATCCATTGCCATATCTTTTCTCCACATCTTTACAGTCAAAATAAGCAATAATACCACAAAGGATTGACGCAGGCAGAAGAGTCATGCTCCATACGTACCAGAAGTCTCTCCAGAATGTCGGGTCTTCTATCATGAAAGTTCCTTCTGTGTAAAATCTGGCATGAATTCTAGTGCAGTAGTCGCCGGAGGCATCGGAGTCATGATTAACATCTTACCGCCTAAAAACACCCAGGCCCACTTTTCTCCATCTTCGCCTAACCAAGTAATATATGTATCAT